CCTCAGGTGCTAAATCTTTTTTAATTTTAGCAAAATATTCATCAAGCATTACAAGAGCCTTTTCTACTTCAGAGTTACCAAACTTATCTACACAAGGTGGCATTGACCACTGCTCTGGAATAAATAAACCAGTTCTTCCTACCGTCCCTCTGTCATCTAGAAGATTAGAGTTAACATAAAATATCTCATTAGCCTCAGGAGTCTGAATCATTTTTCTTAAAGGCTCACACTGCTCCAAGTCACCCACAGATCCGGCCGCTATGAAAGTACCAGTTGTGATCATACCTGATTTCAAGGCAGGCTTCATGTATCCAAAAGTAAACATCATGTCTGGAGCAATCCCAGCTTCTTCATGAAAGAAATAAGTACAGGGTCCACCTACACCGGCTGTTGGATCTTGCTCAAAGGATGTTCCTTTGATAACACCTTTTAAACCTCTTAAGGTTTTTCTTGTAGTTCCTGGAATAGTTGTCTCAATTTGTTGTTGCCAGTCTAGAACCTTACCTGGATTCATAGGCCGGTACCAAGCTGTATTCTCATCTAAGAAGTTTCTATACTCTGCTAAAAATCTCCAAGTATCTTGTACATAAGCTTTAAGACTCGCTCCCATTTTTAGAATAGGAGTTTGTTCAAACCAGATCTGGTTAATAAGTTTAGCTGCATGAAAATACGAAGAGGCTATCTGCCGTTTCTTAAGAATAGCAGCATGCTTATAAAACAGTTCAGCTAAGATCTCATAAAGAGCTAAGTGATATTGAGCATCGCGTATATCAGGGAAAGCAAACTTTCTTATCTCCTTGTTGTTGATAGGTAGGAAGTTTATCCACATGTAGTACTCACGCGTAAGATACCAGAGCTTTTCTTTATTCTTAAAGATCACACCTTTTCTACATCGCGCATTCATCTCATCCCAATAAGTAATATAATCTTTACTTCTCACAGGAGCTGGTGTATAAAATCCTTGCGCGTTATACTTAGTAGCTTCTTCATTAAATATGAAAGATGTTTCATCAAAATCATATTTACCTGGTTCTTTAAATACAGATAAAACTAGATCTCTAAATTCTTCTCTAGTATCAAAACTAGTAGTAGTCCAAACACCATTATCCCATGTGGGAATATCTGTATAAAAAAACTTATCCATTTACTTAGACAAAGCTACAAATTCATTTATTTTTTTGATATCACCCTCGTGGGTTATTATAAGCTCTTCTAAAGTTTTTTGAGATTTACTTTTTAAAACATCTTTGGCAACTAACTTACCATTAAAGTAATCACTTACTTGCTCTCTTTTGATAGCAGACCACAATCCTGTATAAGGATTATAGTGAAATAACCAGTTGTGTAATTCTTCCATATTATTATTTTTGATCATAAGCTAATTCTCCACCACCGCGAGTTCTTGTTTGTTGTTCTTCTTGAAGATCTTTATAAGCTCCTTTAAATGAGTTACGGATTCCATCAAAGTTCTTAGCAGCACTCACCAAGGAGTTGATGTTTCCATCCCGTCCATGAGATACAGGAGTCTTCTCCATGTAACTTGCTAATCTATCTAGCATAGCACTGATACCTCTAAAGGCTCTGACTGTAGGTGTTTCATACATTAGTGTGCACTTGTTTAAGGCTGTAAGTATTATCTCTTCTTCTGTAGTGAATTCTGCGCGAATATCTTGCAAAATAATATACTCCTTCTCATCAATAGGCATATTAAAGTATGGATTAATTTCAGGATTAGGACAGGTCATGTAAAACAAATACGCGTATATGCTTAGATGTTGATCTGGATGTGTATCCATAATGTCTTTAAGAAATCCTAAAGTATAACAATGTTCTGTAGGGATAATCTTCCCATTTTGTAAATCAAATAGCTTTATCATCTTTGTTGGTTTTAATCTCTTCACAGAAGAGTTTCTTTTCTTGTGATTCATCAAATAAAGGATGAGGTATAAAAGTAACTGTTATATTTTCACCCTTTATTGTTACAGCTTTTTTCTTTTCAAAGAAAGCCTTATGTTGATATTCATCTTCACTCATAGTCATCTCTTTCTAAATTTAATATGAATACCTACAAACAGTATAGTAATATACATATCACTATAATCAGTCCATGGAAAACCTACTCCTACACATAGGCCAGGAAAGGTTGTAAAAGTTATCTTAGGTATTCTCATTTTGGGTTATTTTTAAGGTGATCAATCATAGCTATTACTTCTGATTTCAAATAAGGCACCTCATAAGGAACTACAGTCTTCACAATAGGATTTCCGGAAGTATCTTTTTTTACAATAGGGTAACCAAACTCATCCTCACCATCCTTCTCAAATATAACATGATGAAGCATTTGCTTTCCAACTTTATACTGAGGATTATGTTTAAGAATAATATACATATAGGTACTTAATTGTAAAGCATAATGGTTAAAGTTACAATCATCTAGATGAGATAAAGGCCCAGTCATCTTCTGAGACTTACCCTCCCAGTTTACAAAACTATTCTTTTTGATCTCTTTATTAGTTTTGTAATCAATAACATCTACTACACCTTTTACTACTTCAACTCTATCTGATTGTCCACACACACCTGCTGACTTCAAATATACAAAATGTTCAGGATAAATCCCTTCTGTCAATCTTTGGTTAGGTGCATATTTAATTCCACCTTCCCAAATTGGTTTAATAATAGCAACAGCTACACCCGATCTCTGAATAGTATCAATGCTTGTAATGTCTGCTTCTCTCTCATCATGATACCATGAACCGGCTGTTACTGCACGATCACCTTCACCTGACCAGATCTCTTGAATCTTTTTAGGATCTATACCAAACCACTTAGAATTTTTATTTTTAGATGACTTAATAGATTGGGCAACAGGATCAAACTTTTGCTTGAACTGTCCTACAAAACTAGTTACGCTTACCCAGTCTATCCTTTCATTAGGATCTAAGCTCTGATATTTGTGATTTCCCGCTGTGAATGTTACTGACATGTTGAGTTAATTTTTGAGTTGATATTGTTTTTATAAGGATCTTTGCAAAATTATGCTCATAGTTCTACAGCTTTCCATTTAGGCCCATCAGGATGCGGGCATTCAGAATCCATAGATCTTAATTTCATAGCTAAGCTACAACCACAAACACCACAACAAGGTTGAGTACCAGTGATTACACATTTTGATCCTTGTGGATCTAGTTCTGGGCAAGTACTGCAGATCTTCATTCTTTTATTATGAATCTTCTCTACAGGTTCCTTCTTGATCAGACTGTTTAGAAAGCCCTCCCATATCAGGGCTTTGTTCTTCCATATTGTTTTTATTTTTTCTAGCATCTCTTATTACTTTAAATTTTTCTTCTCTCTCTTGTACTAAACTCTTAATCTTCTCAAGCTTTTCTATTCTGTCTGTAAGATCCATCTTCATCCTGTAACCTGCAAACTTTCCTTCAACTCTAAGAATTGTAGCTTTATGTTTTTCTACAGTATCTGCAATCGTCCAATGCTTTACTCTAAAGGTACCAAAGTTTTGAATTCTTATCTCACCATAGGTTAATTCAGACATGTGCTTTCTTATGTTCTCCCAATAGAAATTAACTAAATTATTTATTAAGTCTTCTGGTAGATTTAACTCTTCAGCAGTAGGTTTTTTAAAGTCTTTAGCTTTCTTGGGTATCAAGATGAAACATTTTAAAGTTTAACAATACATTCCCTTCTGTTTGTACACTTAGTTCTGAGTTTAACTCTATAATTTTGCTATGACCAAAACCTTCCCTGTTTATGATATTGTAATTCCTCATCTTGGCAATACAATTTCTTACAGTCTGAGGAGTTTTGAATATAACCTTTTTGTAGGTTAAGGTTGATTCCTTATCCCTCTCTTCTGGATCACAACAAGCATTACAAAAATCAGAAAGCTCAGCTTTCTTGTTAAGACCAAGCACAGTAAGACAACTTAAGTCAGATTCAGTAATTATGATCTTGTGAATATAGCAGTATATCACTATCTGAAACCTAATAATTTCTTCTAGAGACATGCTTACTTTTTTGTCCACTACATTAAATTTAGCCATGTTGGTTTGTTTTGACTATTATGATTTCTTTAATTTTCTTTCTTTAGTTTCTTTAGTTTCTTCAGGTTCTTCAGGTTGTTCTGGCGGGTTTGCCATCTGTGCTTGACGTATAATCATCTCCATCCTCTTGGCGCGAGATTGCTCAATGTCAGCCATTAGTTTTTCATACTCAGCTTGTGCAGTGAGTAATTCAGTTTGTAATCTGTAAAAGTTTAATGCTTTGATGCGGTTAGCTTCTAGCTGTTCTGATGTTAGTTTTTCAGCTTGAGGCTCGGTGTTGGTTTCTTTTGCCATAGTATATGTTTTAAATTTAAACAAATATACTATTAAAGTTTAAACTTACCAAATTTATACTTTAAAAGTTTAACTCCTATCTTTTA